AAGTGGTCGACTATCTATGAAAATTAAAGTAAGTGAAAAATTTTATTCAGCGCAGGGCGAGGGAAGATTCGTAGGAGTGCCTAGTGTGTTCTTAAGAACTTTTGGTTGCAACTTTACTTGTGCTGGCTTTGGTTGTGCGCCAGGAATTAAAAGCACAGAAGCAGACGATGTTGCAAAAAATGTTCATTTGTATAAAGACTTTAACAGCCTTCCTTTAGTAAACACAGGCTGTGACAGTTATGCAAGTTGGCATCCAGCGTTTAAAGAATTAAGCCCAACATCTGACACGCAAGATCTAGTAGACAGTATGTTAAAACTTACACCCAATAACAAATGGATACAAGACAACGGCAACGATGTACATCTTGTTATCACTGGCGGAGAACCGTTATTAGGTTGGCAACGTGCCTATGAAGAATTACTGAGCAATCCGTCGATGTTAGATCTGCAAAATTTAACATTCGAAACAAACGGCACACAGGAACTACAGCCTGCTTTTAGACATCACTTACTTAATTGGACATTAAATGCTAAATTAAATTCTAAAGGTGAGCGTAGAACTTATAACAATCTTACATTCAGTGTCAGTGCTAAGTTAAGTGCCAGTGGAGAACGTTGGGAAGATGCCATTTGTCCTGACATTGTTGCCAGCTATCAAGAAATCGGTCATACGTATCTTAAATTTGTTGTTGAAACCGAAGAACACTTTGCTGAAGTAGATCAAGCAGTAAAAGAATTTAGATCAGGCGGGTTTAAAGGAAATGTATATGTTATGCCGCAAGGTGGAGTTGTTACCCCCTACGAAAAAAATCGTGTTCGTGTAGCCGATTGGGCAGTGAGCAAAGGTTATTACTATAGTCCGAGACTTCACGTGGACCTATGGGGTAACGGATGGGGCAAGTAATTTAAAGGAAATTTATGATTGAAACTAAAAAAAGAACAGTGGCTAGAATGATTAGCTATCGATTAACTGCATGGTTGTTTACTATTTTCTGGACCTATTTGTTTACTGGTAATCTAGGAAATGCAACTGGTTTTGCAACAGCTCTACACATCTTACTCAGTGTTGACTATTACATTCACGAACGTATATGGTTAAGAGTTAAATGGGGTCTGAAGTGATGGGAGTAGGTGCTGGCTACGTTGACTATGAATCCTACGATAATTTCGATGATTGGGCAGTATTCGAATATAAGTACAGTTTCATTCCTCGTCGATGTTTTGCAACTAATCAGTGGATATGGGGTTTGGCCATGCGAGGTCGTAGAATCATTCACGGTCCAGGTGATCCTCTAATCCAAGATCGTTGGTATCATCGACACGAAGCTATTTTAAAAATGTTAAGGATGAATAATGGGACTATTTAATAAACTATTTAATAAAGATCAATCTGCAGAGAAAACACCGGCTCAACCCAACGTTCCTCCAGAGAAAAAAGAATCTGCCCCGGTTCCCAAAGATAAAAAACCACAAGTAAAGAAAGTTAAAAAATCACCCAAAGAATTGGCCACTGAAAAAGGTGAGCCATATGTTAGTATCGAAAGTGTCGAACTAGATCCTGAAAATATTGGGAACGGTGCTTTCGAATTAGATTGGAATGAAATTTTTGTAGCCAAACTTGTACGGGCAGGTTATAAAGGCAAAGACGATCAACAAATTGTGGACCAATGGTTCCAGGATGTTTGCCGTAATGTCGTACTGGAAACATTCGAACAATATGAAGCAAACAATCCAAGGCCCCCGTCCGGAATTCAGCGTAAAGATTTGGGTGGCGGCCGCAGTGAAGTAAGCTAAAGCACCAAAAAAATAGTCTAATATATTGACTAAATTTGAATAAAATGCTATTATTACTACACTATGCGATATCTTATTGTTGACACAGCCAATACATTCTTTCGTGCAAGACACAGTGCCCATCGCCAAAGCGATACGTGGGATAAACTGGGTTTTGCAATTCACGTAACTCTTGCCAGCGTTAATAAAGCTTGGCGCGAACAGAAAGCAGACCATGTTGTATTCTGTCTCGAAGGCCGTAGCTGGCGCAAGGACTTTTATGAGCCCTACAAAAAGAACAGGGCAGTTGCCCGCGCCGCACTCACCGAAAAAGAAGCAGAAGAAGATAAACTCTTTTGGGAAGCTTTTGACGACCTTAAGACGTTCTTATCCGAACGCACCAATTGTACTGTTCTCCGGCACGAACAACTGGAGGCAGATGACTTGGTGGCAGGATGGATTCAAGCACACCCTCAGGATCACCACACCATCGTAAGCAGTGACACAGACTTCCATCAATTACTGTCTGACAATGTTAATCAGTATAATGGTATAGCCGATGAACTGCATACACTGCAAGGCATCTTTGATAAAAAAGGCAAAATGGTTATTGACAAAAAGACCAAAGAGCCTAAAGTTATCCCCGACCCCGAATGGATCTTGTTTGAAAAATGTATGCGAGGTGATCCCACTGACAATGTGTTCAGCGCCTTTCCTGGTGTACGTAAAACTAAACTGCAAGAAGCATATAATGATCGAAATAACAAAGGCTTCGCTTGGAACAATCTCATGCTCCAAAAATGGACTGATCACAATAAACAAGAGCATAAAGTATTAGACGACTACAACAGAAATCGTGTGCTAGTAGATTTGAAGGCGCAACCCGACAACATTAAATCTAAGATTGCAGAAACTATTGCTCAAGGAAGTGTAAAACTTAACCGATCAATGGTAGGTGCTCAATTTTTGAAATTTTGTGGCAAGTACGAACTTAATAAATTAAGTGAAAACCCTACTGCCATTAGCGCAGTTCTGTCAGCGAGTTATCCAGGATGAACGAACGAATTCGACAACTTGTTAGACAGGCTGGACTAGATGATGCTGACTTTCCTATTGAGAATTGGGATAATGTTCCCTTAGCAAAGTTCGCCGAGTTGATTGTCAAGGAATGTGCCGATGTTGCCAAGTGGTGGACGCCGGAAACAGAAGAATGTGAATATTCTTGGCTAATACACAATAAGATTAAACAACATTTCGGAGTTAAAGAATGAAACTATACAAACACAGTAATGGCAAGACGAGTCTTTTCCCTGAGCATGTTCCTCGGGGATGGGAAGTCATGTTAAAGCCAACTACATTTGAAGTTGTGTGGCGTCGAATTCAGAGCAGATAAAATATGAACAAAGAACTATTAAAAAAATTACAAATACAAGCAGGCGGTAGTCATTACCCTAGCATCAATCCAGAAATGCAGTTATCGTTTGCTCGGCAAATAGTTGATGAGTGCATCGATGCTGTGCGTAATACAGATACAAGACACGCTTATACCACCTTTGACAAATCATTAATAGATGCTACAATTGAAAGATCTATTATGTCTATTAGAGAAAAATTTGATCACCATGGCATTTAAAAATCATCAAAGCCCGTTTCGTACTTTGCGATCAAAAGATCCCAATTTCACGCTGACAGATGGGCTGTTGATTACCCCGCGAGCAGGATTTGAAATCTCCTCTGGATGCCCATATAATTATCGAGAAATTATTCAGGAATGTATTCGCCAAGGGTGGCTTAAACCTGTAGCGAATGTTTACGATCACGAATTAACTTTTGACTTATTAAAGGATGTAACTGTATGAAACTTATCGATGTAATTCTTGCCGCAGAAGGACGAGTTAGTGGAGGCAGCGAATATTGCTGGAATTGCTGGGGCTATAATGCAAGATTCATGGAATTTGCCGACGTCGATGGACAAGAATTTTGTACTGTGGTATTTGACTGCAAGACCTACGATGTCTATGACATTCAAATTTTTGTTCCAGGCTACGATCAATGTTTCATTTGGTGGAATCCCGAATTTAAAGAAGCACACCACAATGAATCAAAAGTTCGTAACATTGATCCATTAAAGGCCTACGATAATATCTTTTTTACTGAAGTAGACGAACAAACTATAATGGAATATCTTAAAGATGTGGCCGCTACTTATTATGATAATTTGCCTGTACCGGAGATGCAATGAAATCATTTAGACGTTGGCTTAACGACTTGTGGCATGAAAACTGTGAAGAACGTGCTACATGGGGCGACCCAACGCTTTCGTTGAAAGATTATTTTCATCGATATAAATGGTGGCTACGACGTGAATATAGATTTCAGCAAAGGAATAACAAATGATCGAAACTCTTCTTTATATTCTTGTTTTGTTACAAATCAAACATTGGTATATAGACTTTGTAAATCAAAATGATGAAGAAGTTAAACACAAAGGACTTTATCTTAATTGGTTAGGCATTAAACACAGCCTTAAGCAAGGACTGGGAACGTTTGCATGTTTGTGGGTTGTCACTGGTTGGGCTAATATTGAATTTGCATTTTTTATCGGCCTAATGGATTTTATCTTACATTACCATATCGATTGGATCAAAATGAATTACGGAAATAGAGACATTACCACACCCCAATTTTGGAATCATTTGGGCATGGATCAAATGGCTCATCAATTATGCTATATTGCATTTGCAGGACTTGTTGTACTATGACTGAACTAATTGCTAAACCTGTTCTTAAAAACAAATATTGGATCGTAGAAAAAGAAGGATCCAAAGTCGGAACCATCCAAGCCATCGACGATGGCGGGTTTGTTTATGTGCATCAGGACCGACGTGAAAAATTTCCTACGATTAAACTACTGAGCAAAGCTTATAATTTATTGTTTGAAAACTCTGTTAAAAAAGACAAGCCACCTGCTGAACAATATAATG